GACATAACGTCCATACTGTTTCATCGAAACGGTATATTTATTTGTATCGATTGTAGATTCACTTGGAACAACGCCTTGACTAAGTTCACTCAAGTCTTCTGAAAAATTACCATACTGAAGAAGGTAATAATCTGTTCCAGAGCCTTTCTGATGCATTTTATCGACCGCAAGAGGGGCTAATCGCAAAGTCGCTTCAGCACTCTCTAACAACTTTTTATCGTAAAACGAGTGCAAATTATCCGATAAGGTTGATGTGGTTTCCATTTAATTTTTTCCTTTCACTAGATTATCCCAAATTTCCATCTTTAATTTGTGCTCTCATCTCCTTTAAAGATAATCCATTAAAATCCGTTTTTGATTTTCCTTTACTTCCAGAGCCACCTTCAACTTTCGCTTTTTGTTTGCGTCTAGCTGATCGCTCCCCTTCTTTAATCCCTTTAGACTTCGCATCCTGTACAACATTACTTTGAACCACTCCCTTAGCAGCATAATAAAGTATATCCAACGTACGTGGATCATCGGCAATACCTGCTTCGGTAATTAGTTGCTTATACTCTTGCGCGATTGCGGCCATAGTTGGTTCAAGAGCCTTAAAATCTTTTTGTGCAGATATAGTTTTATAACGACTGGTAAAATCTATCTGCCGCTGTTTAGCGTCACTTTTACCAACACGAGCCTCTATAACATCTTCAATTGCCTTCAGAGGATCTTTTTGAACTTTAGCTGCAAATTCTTTGGTTCTAGTTTCGTGATCAACTTCCAGATCTTCCTCTGCATTTTTACTTTGCAATTGTTCTAACTCAGTTTGACTCCGTGCTAATTTTGCTTGTGAATCATTAAAGGCTGCTATCATTTCTTCTTGAGTCTTAAATTGCCCTGCAATTAATTCCTCATCTTTGTCCTCAGAATCATCGTCTTCTTCATCTTCATCATCTACTGAACCTTCATCGGCTGCTGCCTTAGCCTTTGCAGCTTCTTCCTCTTCTGCTTGTTTTGCTATGTCTTCTGCTAATTCTTCTGCTGTTTTTGTTTCTTCACTCATATTATCCTCCTTGATAATCCGTTTCCAAATTACTTATCTCCATTGTTATAGCATCATAACTAACATCATACTGTAACAATAAAGTAGCTAACTCTCCTAATGCGCGTCGTTCCGCTCGCAATTTAATATTTTCTTTTTCATCTTCACTGTCACAAATTTGTTCCATCAAGGCTGTTCTTTTAGCCTCTAATTCCTCCATAAGAATCTTCCACCCCTGGGTGCGTTTTAGCTTTACTACTGGTTGTAATCGTCGAGCCTCTTTTCTTAATTGGCTTAATTCATCATCCATAAAATTATCCTCCTGACCCGCCTGCGCCACCTGCACCTTCTACTTGTTCTTGTGGGATAACCTCAACAGGGTTACCTTGTTTATCAACCAATTGTCCATCATTCGTTTGAATTACTTGTAAGGGCATCTCATTAATATATTTTTCGGGATGTGGAAAACCCGAAAGTTTATAAACTTCTTTAAGGATTTCAGGTAGCTTATTGACACCAGGTACGACTTTTTCAACCTGTGCAATTGTTTGAAGAAGATATGCCATATTATCTTTACGTTCTGCTACTGTTAATCGTTGAGGATTACTGACTGCTTTATAATCAACCTCCGTTGCCAGTTGGTCAGCAGAAATACTGCGATATGGGTTTTTAGGATCTTCTAAAACTTTAAAGGCTTGTTCATCACTTACTAAATCTCGATTATACCAATTAAGTATTAACGCTAAAGGTCTAAAAAAAGTATCTTCTAATAATTGTAATTTAGCTGCGGACCGTAGATTTTGACGTCCTGCCATAAATCCGACACCAGTTGCTGTACTACTAAAAGCTCCACCAACACCAGATACATCTTGGCGAGGATTAATAATTTCAGTTGTATTTTGGATATCAAAATCAATACGTGCAATTTCTTGAATAGATGCTGCGGTTACGCCTTTCATATCTAAAGGCTTAATACCTGACATATCATTAGTTAAAATAACTTTGTTAGGCGCACTATATAAATTTCTAATATTAATTCCAGCTGTGCGTAAGATAATCCAAATGCGATTAATAGATAAATTTGCAACATCTAATCGAGCATTTCGAAGTGCAGTCCCTTCAGTAATTAAACCTTCAACATGATCTAATTCTCCATAACCATATGGCTCTCCATCAAGCGGATAATCATTTGCCATAACAAAAGGTTTAAATTTAAATTTAAAGGGGTTTGGATCTTTTCTTAAGAGAATCTGTTTATCTTTAATGATAGCTACAGTAATAAGAGCCTGTTTAGGTGGTGTACTAGAAGCTTCATCTTCTTTATTCTTATTTTCATCATCAAAATGATATAATCCCCACCACTCTAAAATTTCAGCATCACCTAAATGTTTCTGTGTAATACTATCTTGTACTGATTTAACGCCCCTACGATTTTGTTTTCTTTTGCTTTGATCTTTAGAGTCTGTACTACCAGCATCAATTAACTCACGAATTTCTTTATGGGCTCTTTTATAATTTTTCTCAAGAAGTAAATCTTCTAGTGAACGATGTGTACGATGTATGACCCAAGCCATCTTCCGTATATTTGGGCTTGAGGCAGTACGAGGTACAAAGAAATCATAAATAGATACATTATAAAAAGTAGGTCCATCATGTAACATTACCTCCCCTGGAGTCACTACATCAACTTCTTCAGTAGTAACTTCTCCTGCTTCATCTAAAATGGGAATACCTTGCTCATCAACTACTTGTTGATCTTCTACATCATCTTCATCTACATCAATAGGATCTTCTTCCCATACTGTCTTTAAAATAGCTGTGCCATATTTACCTAAAGCACGAAACCATTTATTAAGTTCAAAAACAAATCCACCCATATCCATTTGATATTGAGTAAATTGTGTAATTAATTCTGCATTAGGTTCATCAGATAAATTACGTCCTTCATAAGTAATATATGGTTTTTCACTTGTTGTGCCCTCCATCATTTGTGAAACAAAGGGCTCTACTTGTTGAAAAGCATATGGTAATTTTAAATTTGCTCGTCCAATAGGAGGATTTTTCTTTCGTGCTCCTTCAATATACATTTTATCGAATCGTGCAAATCGATCAAAGCATGTTTGATAGTAAGTTTCTGATTCCTTTTTACTATCTAATACTAAATCAATTGCTATTTGATCTGAATCTTTTTCAGGCATAATAAATCCTTTTTATAGAGGAAAACCAGATTGGGGATCACATTGTTGATTCAACATTCCTAATTCATCTTCTCCATCCATATATTTTAAATTTTGTTTTATAATCCTAAATTGTTCATAAGCTAAAGCGTAAGCCATTACTCTATCATCCCGACTGCTGCCTTTGGCCGCCATTCGGCCTGATTTTTCGTCTTGAATAAAAGTTCCTAATTCTTGAATAGTCATTTTATCACGAGTCGTTGTGGCGCCTGATCGTAAACCAGCTTTTAAATTATCAATTAAAGGACGTTTTGTACCACCACCACCACGATCACCTGTTGTTCTAAAACCTATTTTTTTTGTTTCTTTTTGAAGAAACTCATCATACACTTTACGTCTATATAAATTAGGGTAGGCTAAACCCCCAACTGATCCTCCCAAATGAGCTATAACTCCAGCCCCCGCTGAATTTGATTCTATTATCAAGTGTGCCTTACTATAATAATATCCCGTCTTATAAAGCACAGCAGCATAATCATCAACCTCCACTGTTATTGACCAATATGAGGCTACATGATCACCTGTCATTACATCTAAAACTTGAGCACAAGAACCATCTTGCCCAACACCTTCTGCAACATCACACCCAATTACATAAATATGGGTTGGTTCAGGTTTACACCAAATCTTCAATCCTTCAAATTCTTTAATGTTAGTGCAATCTCGCTCAACAAATTTTATTTTCATGGGGAAACCTCAAGATTTAAATCACCCATCCATCTTGGATTTGTTTCTTGTCGAAAAAGACTTGCCAAAATACCTGCAGGAAATACTGATCGACTACCACTCAAAAAACAAGTCATCGGGTCTTCAGGATATTTCCTTGCAAATTCTCCTTCATCTCCACCACATTCAGCAATCTTAATTCGTCGCCATAGAATATAAGGAGCAATATCATCAACCGTCTTCTGATCTCGAATTTTAGTTTCTACAACTTTTTCTTTATCAGTTAAATAAAAAGTCTCACTTGGTTTTAACATTGGTAAATCTTCTTCTTCAGGATAGTGAAACCACCAAGGGAAAAAATGATTCTTATAAGTACCTTGAACTTTTCCTGCTATATCTCCACGTTCACCAGAATCCCATAATTCATAAAATAACCCTGCTGCTACATCAGGAGTAGTTTCCATAATAACCCAAGCAGAGAGAGGAACTGATTCGACTGACTCAGAAATTCGAGCGTCTTCAATAAAGGCAGCTTCTGAAATGTGTAAGAAATCTAAGGTCAACCCCTTAGTTTCTGTAGATACCATCAAATGAGAGCCTGTTTCGTTAATCTTTAATTCCGTGACATTATCTACTACTTCAGTTACAGGACATAAATCCTGCCAATCTTTTTGGAATGAACGAAAAGCAGACTTAGTAATTCGAAAAATCTTCTTCACGTTATCTCTAGCATGTGCCATGATAACGCTTTGAGCGCCTTGATCCCATATAGAAAAATCTAAGGCGATTAAACAAGAAAGAGTAGTTACTCCACCTTGGCGCATTTTTAGTATGCAATCTCGATTCGTTTTATTTGTCCAAAAGGTATCTTGAATATCATTCATTCGAAAGAACTGCATCCGACTACGATCACCAAGAAGGGCTCGTTTTGGTCTAATCCTATAGAGATTATTAATCCGCTCTTTTTGACCAATAGCTATGCATTGTTCCCTGAAGAACGCACGAGTGGCTTCCACAGATTTCCTTTCCTCATTGCGTTTAACGCATTCGTCGATGATCTTTTGAAATCTAGGTGTGAAAGCCATAATAAAAGTTTGGAGCTGCCTCTAGTACGACCTAGAGGACAGCTCAATTATGCGGGGGTGGTTGGGAGGCCCGTGAGATCTTGGTTGTCAAGGACTCGATTATGGACCTCCCATGAATCTTAATATTATACCAAAGTAAAAGTCGTTTGTCAAGCTTTATTTTCATTGCCTTCTAACTATCTAAAAACTAAAAGAAATTATTCTAGGAGTGCATCATCTCTGCGAGGCCCTGTAAAACGGCCTGTGGAAGCTCTTGATTTAACACAACTTTATAGTTTTCACAATCAACAAAGACGGAGATTGGAAAAGTTGTTTCCATTTGCACCCAATGAGGGTTTGCCTCTAGTTCTTTAGTAATGATAGTGTCCTTACTTGCAATGATCATAATACTATCATAAGCCCATGTGCGATATTTACTCATAAAATAATTTCCTTACTCTTCTCCTAAAACCACTTGAGGAGGAATCCCACGTAATTCCTGCTCGATGTCAAATACATCCGGCTCCTGGCTAAACGCCTGAGCCTTGTCAATTTCACTATTCAAAGTATTTCGTTCCTTAGTATCGGCAGCTATACCTACTGCAGCTCGTGAGATTGTACCTCGTGATTGTCTTGATAAATGATCTAAATCATACTTAGTAACTTTTTTAGTCATATCGTTCCACCCCTTTGATTAGTGTTAAAGCATTTCCTTAATAATTCCCATAGCTTATATATGATACCGAACAGTACCATTATAATTGAGACTATGAGAAATGTGAAATTGAGAAAAAATAGAGCCCAAAAAAATATAGCTAAAAAAATTAGGTAACTAAAAAAATTAAAAATCTTTTCTAAGCATCTGCTTGTCATAAGGAATCCATCACTCATTTTCACTACCCATTACATTACACAAAATCGACACTTTGGGGTAAGGGGGGGTATGTTGTGATATTGAGGTATTGACAGTTTCACATCTCAGAGTATCTCGACCAAGTCTCTCACAATCGTGAGATAACCAATAGTAACCTATGCTTTGATTGATTTGAGTGTCTCTCATGTGATTGTCATGCGTCATGATCTTCGTGGTAAGTGTAAATGCTTAGGTGATTTATCTGTAAGCGATTCTAATCGTTCCTTTACAGCGGTGAAATGTTTACACGCTTCCATAACCCAAGCTCTAGCATCTCTCACAACTTTAGGATCTTGAGATTGTAAGTCTCTCTCTACTGATTCACAAGCAAGTGTGAGTATTTGAGATTGTGAGATTGTATTAACACATTCTTTAGCATAATCATCAACTACGTCAGCAATGCCAGCAAGCACACGTTCCTTTCTCACAATCATAGAACCTTTCGAACTATCATCTTTTGGATCTTTCTGAATAGAATACGAGGACCTAGAGGCTTTTGCTAAGTTAACCTTCTCACCATTACAAAGTTGATCAGCTACAGTATCAACAAACTTCTTTTCACGTTTAGTAAGCTTCTTAACTTTCTTCTCACATTTCTTAGAAGGCTTGACAATACTCGGTGTTGGTTGATCTTTAACTGGTTCAACCTCTACTATATCTTTAGCCTCTGAATTATCTTCATCACTGAACATTAGCATATTATTTACTCCGAATTACAAGGTAGTTTATAATTTACTCTAAACTATAAACCAAGAGGATCGCACAGACGTAAAGTCTCTCTATTACTACTTAGAGTTACTGCCCCTCTTTAACTACTCTAAGAATCTCTAAGCTACTCAGTTACTTTATAAATCTTTAAATTAAGTATACTTTATAAAGTATACTTTACAAAAGCGCAACACTCTTCCGGCCAACGGAGTTGGCTCCCTAGAGTTGCGCGACTTTAAGTAACTAAGAACTCTTAAGAAGCTATACAATACAAATATTATAACATATTTAAGAAGAAATGTCAAGTATTATTATTATAGGGAACTTACCCCCGCAATAACAGGGAGTTATAAGAGGGGAAAAAGAGTCAATAGAAGGTTTGTGAAAATGATCTCCAGCGCGTCAGTGATATCAACAGCTTAACTGACCAAGTATTCAGGTATGAATAACTATGCATTTGCGAATAACTGTAAAGGAATACTATCCGCCTGGACACCCCCTCAATCCCTGGTGACTCTAGTCCCCTTTAAGGGTAGTATTGTCTCCAGCTAAACAATAACAATTTCACACACTTAGCACTACCTGGTGACTCTAGACCCAAAGGGTGACCATAGTTATGTATACTTATAGTCCTACAATGTATCTAAGATGTATCATAAAGCTGGCACAAGGATTGCATACTTAATAGATGTGAGACATAAACAAACAAAAAGGGGTGAGATAGTGCTTGACATTGTTTATAAAGAGAATGATAATGTAAATATAAGGAGGATAACATGCGACAATCAAAACCATTTATAGCAATCATAAGTGCTGGAAGGAAAGATTTTGATTTTCAGACAAACCATAAGCAACATGCGGAGCTTGAGAGACAGTTGAAAGCTAGTCCTTTTGCTTTTAAATATGTAGTTGGATACTATAAAGGATTCAGAGAAGATGCTTTTCTTGTTACTTTAGATCATTGTGAGAACGCTTCCTTTATACAGGACTTAGGGAAGGCTTTTGAACAAGATTGCGTCTTTTTTTCTGATGAAGAGCGTAATTCTTGGGTTATTAATAAAGAAGGAGAGCGTCTGAATGTAGGACATTTTCACTCAGTATCAAAGGACGAAGCTTTAAGTAAAGAATATTTTACTTATGATCCAGGTAGCAAGACATATTGGATCACTACACTATAAGGAGGATACAATGGCACAATTTTATGCAGATATTCAAGGCAACCGAGGACAAGCAACACGAGCAGGAACAAAAAATAGTGGGCTTTATGGCCACATAAGAGGATGGAGAATAGGCGCAAGAATTGAAATGACTCATCAAGACGGAGTGGACATTTGTCGTGTCTATAAAACATCTGGAAGCAGCGGTCGTAATGAAACCAAATTAATCGCCGAGTTTAAGGAAGAGGTGACACAATGATTGAATCAATCAACATGCTTAGTGGTTACATATGTTTGGGGATTATAAGTTTCTCCATAATAGGTTTAATTTATATCTTACTTCAATTAAGATAAAAGGAGCTTAAAATGCTATCTCTTAAAGGTAAAATACTGGTTAGTCGCGACCCCGCCCGCGTAGGTCAGATTGTGATTTTTGATCTACCAGATAAAGACTATTGGGTGTTGGAGTACCACACTCATCGACACGATAAAGAGTCGATAGCTTGTGCTAAAGAATTGATCATACTTAGAGCGATAAGCAAAAACCATTGTAAAACGAAACCAGAGCTGATTGATATAAAGAGTGCGATAAAATAGGAGGTACACCATGACAATTCAAATAAAATTCAAAGATGGTTGTTCTAACAAGATCAATCATTTATATTAAGGAGGTTAACATGGTTATGAATGGTGGCCCCGCTTTTTGCGGGACATATAAAGAATGGCAATATGATTCTAATGGTAATGGGCAGAGTTGGGAGGAAAGTAGTCCTGGCATGTCGAAGCGGCAGTATTTTGCCGCTCACGCTCCTGAGGTTCCTGGTTGGTTTGAAGGCCACCCGCCTTTATCACAGGAAACGAGAAAAGAAATATTTTTTGAATGGCGTTTCTATTATGCAGATGAAATGCTTAGACAAGGAGGTCAACATGTTTGACGAAGATCAAGGTTATTGTAGAAAGCATGATCAAGCCTTTAAGTTACTTGAAGGATCGGACCACGACGACTGGGGTTGCCCTACCTGTTTAGAGGAACAATATGAACAATGGGCGGCTGAAGATAAGGAAAGGGAACAACAGGAAGATAATGCTTGACATACAGTTTAAAAGGTGTTAAGGTGCTTAAATAATAGGAGGATATTATGTCAGATTTTAATAGAGAAGATAATAAGCTAGTGATAGATGGTAAAGAGATGAAATTAAGTAGGAAGGTTTTGGAAGACATTAAAAAGGTATATAAAGAACCTAAAGAATGTCAATTATCTGACTTTAACTTAGTAGTTAGAAAAGATTATATTGTCGTAAGATATCATGGTTATTCGATTTTAACATTAAATCAAAATGGAACATTTTCTCGTGTAGCCCGCGTTAGTCCTAACTTAGGTTTGGATTTAAATTCTGAACGTCAAATAAATGAAAGTGATGAGTATTAAAAGGAGAGTTATGTCTTATATATATGTAGGGATCGATCCTGGCAAAACTGGCGCGGTTGCTGTAATTGATGAAACTAAAATACATCTCTATGATACCCCAACAATTAAAGTTGGTAAAAAGAATCAATATATTTTAAGCGAAATGGTAAGAATTTTGTATGAGGTAAAGCATACAGCAATATTAAATAATATATCTATTTTTGTATGATTTAAAGCATACAGCAATATTAAATAATATATCTATGGTGTGTGCCTTAGAAAAGGTCCATGCTATGCCAGGACAAGGTGTTACATCAATGTTTAGCTTTGGAGAAGGTTATGGGGTTTGGCAGGGGATTTTAGCAGGGCTTCAAATACCCTTTGACTTAGTGGCTCCTCAAACATGGAAGAAACACACAATGAGGGATTGCTCTAAAGAAAAAGGCGCATCAATGGTTAAAGCCTTACAGCTTTACCCTCAAGCCGATATTAGACTAAAGAAGCATCATGGTAGAGCCGATGCTTTATTAATAGCAGAATATTTAAGGAGGACAGCAGTATGATTGACAAAAAATTCTCATTAGGGAAGAAAATTAATACAGTCCTTAAAAGTTATCCATCTTTTAGGTTACGGGACAGAGATGCTTGCATACATGATGCTAGTGGTGTTGTTAAGTGTGGCCGAGCTGTTACCTATAAAACCTCAGGAGTCGAGGAATCAAACCCTACAGATTCTCTAGGGCAATTCCGAATGAGATTTGGGTCTTGGATAGAACGAGGCATTCAATACGACATCATGTCAAAGCTACCTATGCTAGGAGTGGTTACACTATCAACACAAGGTTCTGCGGGGGAACATGGAACTTTTTATGATACATCTTGGCATGGTTTTAGAGATTTTGATGTAGCTTTAGCTCAAACAAAGAAAGATGGGTCGACTCAATATAAGCCTGTTATTATAGAATTAAAAACTAAGGTAGGTAATGGTGCTAACTTTATGATTAAGAAGTCAGGCTGGTCAAAATTTTATAAGGATGAAATTTTGCCTGATATCGAATGGGGTTACGCACAACAACTTAGTTTGTAGTTGAGAGATGCTTATCAGAAGACTGTTGATAATAGTCAATTTTCACAACCTGTAACTGATGGGATTTTACTTTACTTTTTATACGCTGATAAACTAGCAGCTTTTGTAGAATTTTATGCTACATATGATCCTGAAACTGATACAGTACATTATTATCGTGTACACTGTGAACAAATTCCAGAGATTTGTAAAGATATTGATTTGACTGTTGATCTTAAAGAGATTGCAGATAATTGGAAAAGAATAGATAAGTATCTAAAGAAAGGTGATTTGGCACCACCTGATTATTGCCGTAAGTATGATGTAAATGATCAAGAGGTAGCAGCCACCCCAGAATATAAACTAAAAATGGCTGTTAAGAATGAGGCAGTATTGGGTGATGTTCATTGTCAGTATTGTCCTTATAAAGATCGATGTAGTCAAGACTTAGGGCTTGACCTCAAATATGATGCAAGTGAATTAAAAGTGTTACGTAGTTATCTAAAGAAAGAAACAACAACTAAGAGGAGGCAACAAAATGCAAAAAAAACAAAAAAAGAAAAATAGTGAAGTGAAAGGATATTCATTTCTTAGTGTGCCTCGTGATACTAAGAAAGAAGTCCGAATCAAAGTTAAAAAATACCTTAAGGCCTTAAAGAAATTGGGTGTTTATTTGTCCGTTTCGATAAAGTCTAAAAGCGGAGGTTATATCGCTTACAATGGTATCTGGAATAAGTTTAAAGAATCTCGAACTGATCCCGATTTTGCTTTGTATGTAAAAGAAGCCAAGAAGAAAGCAAAGGACGAAGATGAGGATGATGAAGAGGATATAGATGAAGAAGAAGACGATGATGAAGATGAAGAAGAAGACGATGAAGATGATGATGAAGACGATGATGATATTCCTTTGTAAAGCGTGATTACCGGAGGACGTCGATATGAGTAAAGCACATAGTGAATCAGCATATCATCTATTTACAAAGGCAGTTGAGTATTGGTCTGCTTTGTTGTGTCCTGATTACGAGGTTCGCACAAAGCAGGCCAACTTAGCTAAAGATACTTTTGCAGAGGCAGAAACAGATTCGAAATATAAGATTAGCAATATAACATTGAATTCGAGGCGTAAAAATTTAACCCCTCATTTTCTTGATGTAACAGCATTTCATGAGGTATTGCATGCAGTATTCAGTCAAATTGATAATTTACTGGAGCCATATTATGCTCCAGAATACATTGATGCTTTGACACATGATATTATTAATCGATTAGAGAAGATAGTACCTCAAAACGAAGAAGATTAAAAGGAGGAAAATCATGTCTTATGATATATATTCAAATGTTTTGTTTGATACAAATCTTTATAGATTTGCACAAGAATCTAATGAGATTGAGGGCATTAAAGATGAACTTTCACATGTGAGACATAAAAAAGCCCTTGTAAAATTTATAACACAGCCAGAAATAAAAGTTGTCGACCTTTGCACATTTGTTAAAACTATTGAACCTAGGGTTGTTCTTCGGCAACATGATTATCAAGCTGTATATATTGCTAATCAACAAGGATTACGAGGCACGCTTGTAACGCTGGCCTTAGAAGATTTATTAGAGAGAATCCAGAACAAACAAATAAATTGTTTTCAAGCTCATATGGAATATGAGACGATCCATCCTTTTACAGATGGAAATGGGAGGTCAGGTCGAGCGTTATGGCTTTGGCAACATATTAAACACGATGTTTGGCCTAATTTAAGTTTTAAGCATGCGTTTTACTATGAAACTTTTGAATTTTACAGACAAATTAAAGATAAAATAACTACATGAAAAACTATCATATTGCCCATGATTGGGAAAAATTTGAATCTTATCGTATTGCCAAGATTAAAGGTTTACGAACCGGATTTAAAAAGATCGATGCTAGTATCTTAGGATTACCTAATTTAACTGTAATTCAAGGTGAACCTAAGTGCTTTAAAAGCACTTTTGTTTTAAATATTGCGATCAACCGTGCTAAAAAAGGAACACCTATTTTATTAATTGATAAAGAAAATGGATTACAGCGAACACGGATTCGAGCCCTTTCTTATTTGGGGAAAATGACTGATAAACAGTTACGGCAGTATGAGATTAATCCAGAATTGGAAGATAAATATGGAAAAACTTTAAAGAAATTGACTGAACTCCCATTTTATTATATTAATCATAGCATTGATCAAGAAGTAATTACAGGTATCCTTCAGTCGTTATGGAAGAAATATAATAAAAAGGTGCTATTACTGGTTGATTCACTACAAGGTTTAACGACTGTTGGTCAAGGCGATCGTCGTGCCGGAATAGATGAATGGCTATACTATTTTAGGGATTTAAAATTAGAGTATCCTTGGCTGACGTCTATTCTAGTCAGTGAAAAGAATAGAGCATCCTATGGTGGTGCTGCACC